AAAAAGGCGGTATGCCTATGAAAAAAATGGCTAGTGGTGGTCTTTCTGCTGGGCATAAGTCTGCCGATGGCTGCGCTGTTAAAGGCAAAACCAAGGGTAGAGAAGTTAAAATGAAAATGGGCGGAAAGTGCTAATATGCCTAACTACAGAAAGCCTACCGAAAAAGAAGCTGCTAAGTTAGACGCTGCCCGCAAAAAAACCCAAGAAGGCATTGCGGGGGAAAAAGATGCGTTCTCAGCGCTTATGCCAACAATGGCTAAATCAGCCAGAGATGAAACTAAAGCGGGTTTAAAAATGCGGGAATCGGTTCCAGCCTCAGCTCGCGAAGGTGAAGCATATGAGCAGGCAGGATATAAAAAAGGCGGTTCTGTAAGTTCCGCATCTAAACGTGCTGACGGCTGTGCTATTCGTGGAAAAACCCGTGCCTGATCCAATTAATCCAATTGATCCAATGAGCCCTACAGGAGATGGTAAATCAACTGCAGAACGCATGAAGCGTGGTATGCCTAATGTGGATCCAGCGATTCAAAAGGACTTTGCAGAACGCCTACAGAAGTATATTGACCAAGGTAAAGAAGAACGTGCTTCTCGTAATGAGTTTAAAAAAGTAGAAGCAAATACCAGAGTTGGTGGCGTAGGCGGTGGTGGCGGCGGTGGTATGCCAAAAATTAACCGTGATATTACTAAAAATATGAAAGCCGGCGGTAAAGTTAAATCAGCATCAGCCAGAGCAGACGGTTGCTGCATTAGAGGAAAGACAAAAGCATGAGAGCAAGTCGTGGAATGGGTGATATTAAACCTAGCAAGATGCCGGGTAAAAAAATTATTCAACGTACAGACAATCCGCAAGACGTAGAAGTTTATGCAAAAGGTGGGAAAATGGGGAATAATGTTACAGTTAGTAAATCGGGAACTCCGTCTACTATTGTGAAAAAACTTCTTGCAAAACCCGGATCATTAAAGGCGGCTGATTTTTTTGATGAAGGTGGTAAAGTTGGTTTGTACGAAAATATTCATAAAAAGCAGGCTCGTATTAAGGCTGGCTCTGGTGAAAGAATGCGTAAAGTTGGATCTAAGGGTGCGCCTACTAAAGCGGACTTTATTAAATCGGCTAAAACAGCAAAGAAAAAATAAATGAAAGACTTTATACAAAGCCAGATAGAAGCATCTGAGCGGTTGTACAAAATGATGTTAGAAGACCACAAAGAACGTACTATAGATATGGCAATGTGGGCAGATACAAACTTTAGTCTAATACGTAAATTAGATGAACGTGATGCAGAAATAAATAAATTACGCGAAGAAATATCAATACTAAAAGCGAATAAATAATGGCTGTTACATCCGGACAAACTTCGTTTAACCTAGACCTATCAGAGCTCGTAGAAGAGGCTTTTGAGCGTTGTGGCTCGCAGTTAAGGTCTGGATATGATTTAAAAACTGCAAGACGCTCTATCAACCTTATGACGATTGAGTGGGCTAATCGTGGCCTTAACCTTTGGACTATTGAAGAGTGTGCTATTCCTTTAGTTACAAACCAAGGTGTATACCCAGTTCCTGCAGATACTATTGATATTTTAGACCTCGTAACTAGGACAAGCAATGGAAGTGCATCTAACCAAACTGACATTAATCTCAGTCGTATATCTGAGTCTACTTATTCTACTATTCCTAATAAACTAACTACTGGACGCCCTATTCAAGTATGGTTTAACCGCCAAACAGCACAAACAAACGGCCAAGCGTCTACTACAGTTGCTAGCACAGGAACTGTTCCGCCAGTATCAGCAACGGCTACTACCATCACTTTAACTAGCGTAGCGGATTTAGGCTCTACTGGTTTTGTAAAAATTGATAATGAGACTATTGGGTATACCAACATTGATACATCCACTAATCAACTTTTAAACTGTTGGCGCGGTCAAAATGGTACCGTAGCAGCCACACACAGCGCTGGTGCTTCTGTATATGTTCAGAATTTGCCGTGTGTCAACATATGGCCTACTCCCGATGCGGGTGGCAGTCCTTACACTTTAGTTTACTGGCGTATGCGCAGATTACAAGATGCCGGAGACGGTGTAAACATTCAGGATATCCCATTCCGGTTTATTAATTGTTTTGTGGCTGGTTTATCTTATATGTTAAGCGTTAAATTGCCTAATGTAGACCCACAAAGAGTAATGGGTTTAAAAGCAGATTACGAACAACAATTTGAATTGGCCGCGGGCGAAGATCGTGAAACTGCGCCTTTAAGGTTTGTACCAAGAAATATGTCTTATTCAAGGTAAGTTATGCCTAAAAAATTTAATTCAGAAGGCAGCGATTATGATTACAAAACAGCCTTGGCTTATGGTATGGGGCCAACTGGAAAAGGTGAAAATTCTGGGCATTGGGGTTCTGTAGCTCCAGTGTCTGATGATGAAGCAATAAACAATGAAATACCAGAAAATAGTTATGTGTTATTAAAAGGAAAAAATCATAAAACTTTTAATAAAGCTGTAGATGCAGAAAATGCCCGTGGATTTAAAATAGAAAAACGTGGCGAAAAATACTATTCTGTTCCAATGAAAAAGGGCGGTAAAGTTAAATCTGCATCTTCTCGCGCGGACGGTTGTGCAGTAAGAGGTAAAACCCGTGCCTAGTAAATATAGCTCTGGTAAACACTCAATTGCGGAATGTGACCGCTGTGGGCAAAGATACAAGTTAGTAGAGCTCAAAAAACTTACCATTAAGACTAAAATGGTAAGCATTAAAGTATGCCCTGAGTGTTGGGAACCAGACCAACCTCAGCTACAATTAGGGATGTACCCGGTTAATGACCCACAAGCAGTGCGGGAACCAAGACCAGATACAAGTTATTACGCATCAGGACAAACGGGTTTACAAACCCAAAGCGGTAATGGAGTATCTACAGATCAAAATGGATACCAAGCCGAAGGTAGTAGGGTAATCCAGTGGGGCTGGGCTCCAGTTGGTGGTGCAAGTAGTTTTGACACGGTTTTAACGCCAAATTACTTGATTGCAATAGGGCAAGTAGGTACGGTAACATTAACAGTTAATTAGGAGTAAATTATGACATTCAAAAAAGGCGCCGGCGGCATTGAGTCCAAAGGCAAAACAAAAGGCAAGAATTTAGGCGATTCAGGCCCAACCGTAAAAACTATGAACGGTCCAATCAAACATACTGTTGGCAAGAAAAACGCTAACATGAAGACAATGGGTCGTGGTATGGCTAAAGTAGCAGCTCAAAGAGGTCGTTAATCATGGCTAAATTTTCTATGAAACAAGGCGGCAAAGAAGTAGGCTCCGCCTCAGTATATGCAGAACCACATACTATGGATGGTAAAGCTATGACTACGGTTGAAGAATGTGTTACCAAACCCGGTAATGGCGTAGATCAGATTAAAATGTCTGTTGGCGATCAAGTATTTAAAAGCCAAAAAGATACAATTAATCCTTATGGTGTAGGCGTTATGCGTGGTTACGGCGCGGCTACTAAAGGTCGCAAGATCAGTGGAAAAATGGGCTAAACCCAAATGAACTACGTACAACTGTACCAAGCAATCCAAGACTATTCTGAGAATACGGAATCGCTTTTTGTAGCAAACATACCGCTTTTTGTAAAAGAAGCCGAAGAGCGCATCTACAACTCAGTTCAAATCCCATCGTTACGCAAGAACGTAACGGGTACAGTTACAGCCAGCAATAAGTATTTATCTTGCCCAAATGACTATCTATCTACGTATTCAATGGCGGTTATTGATACAGACGGCTCATACAAGTACCTACTTAATAAAGATGTTAACTTTATTCGTGAAGCCTATCCAACGCCAACATCAACTGGAACGCCTAAGTATTACGCTTTGTTTGGTTCTCAATATAGTAACGCTAATGAGTTGTCTTTTATTATGGGCCCAACTCCAGACGCTAGTTATAACGTAGAACTACATTATTTCTATTACCCAGTATCTATTGTTCAAGGTGCTATTTCTGGTAGTGGAACTATTACTGGTGGCTCGCTATATACCAATGGTACATATAACAACGTAGCTTTGTCTGGCGGGTCTGGTAATGGCGCATACGCCGACATTGTTGTTTCTGGGCAGATAGTTACTTCAGTGACTATTAAAAATAATGGTAGCTTCTATGTTATTGGCGATCAACTAAGCTGCCCTAGTTCTTCCATAGGAGGCTCAGGTTCTGGGTTTCTATATACCATTACAAGCATTGATAACACCCAAGGCACAAGCTGGCTTGGTGATAACTATGACCCCGTGCTTTTATATGGCGCAATGCGTGAAGCTATGCTGTTTATGAAGGGCGAGCAAGACCTTATCAAGTATTACGAAGATAAATACAATGAAGCCTTAATGCAGCTAAATCGCCTTGGTTCTGGTCTTGAGCGTGGTGATGCTTACAGAGATGGTCAATATAGAATTGGACAAGTTAAACCATGACAATTGCTCAAGGTCAATGCACAATCTTTAAACAGAACTGCTTAAGTGGTTTAGAGAACTTTGCCGTTGGTACCCCCTATACTTACAAAATTGCTCTTTATACTGCTTTGGCGGATTTAGGGCCTTCTACCCTTGTATACTCTACTGTTAATGAATTACCAACTGGAAGTGGATATACCGCAGGCGGGAAAAACCTTACTGTTATACCTCCCCAGACTGATGACTACACGGCCTATTTGTCTTTTAATACAGTAACTTGGAATCCAGCATCCTTTACTGTTAGGGGTGCTTTAATCTATAATAGTACAACTAATGCGGCTGTCGCGGTTTTAGATTTTGGGGCGGATAAAACCCCAACCACAAGCTTTACAATAACATTTCCTACGAATAATGCCGCAAACGCAGTAATTCGTTTTTCCAATTAAGGAGTATTTATGAGTTCTGAAATCACAAAAATGGGCGATAGCTTCGGAGCTAGTGCTTCTTATGGCGGCGGTGCAACCGAAAACGTGGGCATGGAAGGCGTATATGTAGCTACTTGCTATGACGCTAACGGCGTTGAGAAGTGGTCTGACACCATTGCAAACCTAACAACTAACGTAGGTCGTGCGTCTTTAAATGATGCTTACCTAGGGAATACAGCTGCTGGCGCTGTTGTTATGGGTTTAGGTGGTGCTAACGGTTCTGGTACGTTTACTCCTGCTTACGCCGATACCCAAGCATCTCACGCTGGCTGGTTTGAGGTTGGTGGCGCAAATGCCCCTACATACTCTGGCACACGTAAGACTCCTACCTTCGGTGCTTCTACTTCTGCTAACCCAGCGGTCAAGTCAACGTCATCTGCAGTTGTGTTCTCTATGACTGGTTCAGGTACTGTATACGGCGCATTTATTAACGTAGGTGGTTCTACAACAATTGATAACACCACAGGCACATTGTTTAGCATTGGCGCATTTACTGCTGGTTCTAAGACTGTAACTTCTGGTGACACAATCAACGTAACTTATACGCTCAGCGCTGCTGGCTAAGGAGCTTTAAATGGCTCTTGAATTAAAAGATAGGGTACTAGAAACTGCCTCGGCTCCCGGCACGGGTACTGTTACCTTGCTTGGGGCTTCGCTCGGCTATCAATCTTTTAATACTGCATTAACTAGCGGCAGTACTACTTATTACACCATTGCTGATTTGGGTGGGGCCAACTGGGAAGTAGGTATTGGTACATTTACTTCTCCAAACCAATTAGCTCGTAATACTGTTTTATCTTCATCTAGCGGTGGCGCAAAGGTTAACTTTAGTACGGGTACGCAGAACGTATTTATTACTTATCCGTCTTCTCAGGCTGTATATGAAGATGCCAGTGGAAACGTTACATTACCAGCACGGCTAACAATACCCAACGTAACCCTAGCCACCAATGCTAATACCACTAATTTAGTAGTTGGCGGCGCTTTAGGTTTTAGCGATACAGGTTTGGCTTCTAATTTTGTAGCTACACACAACGGCTACTACCAAGGGGCTATTCAGAATTTATCTAATGGTTCTTCTGCATCGGCAGAATGGATTGCGTATAACGATATTGGTACAGCAACAACAAACTTTGCTACGATGGGTATTAACTCGTCTGGTTACGTTGGCACAGGCTCTATCAATGCGCCTAACTACGCTTACTTTATTTCTGGTAGTACTAATATTGTTCTTGGTACTATTTCAAACAACAGCATTCACTTAGTAACCAACAGCTCTGCTACCGATGCAATGACTATTAACGGTGTGGGCGCAGTAGCGTTTAACGGTTCTTTTGGTACGGCTGGCGGAGTATTAACGACTAACGGCTCTGGCTCTCCTCCTGTATGGGGT